CCATTAACTAGGCCAGTTTTCCCAATTGTTTTCTGCCGGGCAGTACCTTTGGTTTTCTCATCAACTTCATAATCAACCTGAAAAGTGCACTTAATACCCTGCTTTGATAAGCGTTTCGCTTGCTCGTTTTCATGATCATGTGCGTTCTTCTCCGCAAGCTCATTTTCATAATCTACCTCAGGCGGCTTACCTGTAAGCAACCACTGCCTATCGCGGAGTTTAAGCTCGCTGAAAAGGAGCTTTTTGTCCGCGGCATTAGTTGCTTTTCCATCTACTACTTTAATGCCTAGACTATCTGCCACCTTAGTTATGCGGGCATTGACTGCTCTACTCTTTCTTTGGCTTTTCTCATAGGCTGCTAATATGCGCTTACGAGCTAGCGTGTTTGCTTGGTTGTCTCGTGTAAAGTCGATGCCTAGTTTATCTGCAATTGCAGAAAACCTGTAATACATCTTATCGGGATCATACCCTTTAAGGTGGGGGTCATCGTGGTTAAAGTCTACGCAAACGTTACATCTACACGCGGTGGGGTTAGGTTTATGCCGTGCTTTTTCCACGTTATAGGCGCTGTTGTAATGAAAACCGAACGAGCTTATCATCGAGCACCACGAACACGACAAAAGCCTTGAGACAAGCGCCCATTTAGGACGCAGCCTATCGCCTTTCATAGCATGCGCAAGTGTTGAGTCACTCATCTTCATAATACGGTTAGATGCAGCACCTAAAAGCGCCGTATAAACACTGTCAATTTGATTCTTTGCATGATAGCGCTTACATATCTCGCTTACATCTTTTCGAAGATAGGTAAGCGGCACACCGTTTGGAATACCTGGAGCATACAAGTCGTCGTCTTGGTTGGTTTCCTCTAGGTATGCCGCTCGTTCGCTCTCATAATACTCAAGTGCCACCTGCGCTGCCCTGTCTCCATATTCACGCACTAAAGCAGGATATAATTCGCGCAAGTTTTTCTTTATATCGCGTACACTCATATCACTTGTAAACGAGTTAAAAATGCTTGTAAGCGTTGCTTGAGCCATAACAACATTATGGTCGAGTGCAGATGAGTATTCGTTAAAATGGTCTCTATTTGCCATCTTTTACGTCTCCATTTGGCATAAGTGGGCTAGAGTCAACGCTGCTTGCAATACGATTAAGCGCGTCAATTGCTCGTAATTGGCGCTTTTCACTAAAAATACGGTCGATAGTAGCCTGCGCAAACCCGATATTTTCGTAGTAAACGCGCGTACCAACAATGCTTTTATCTTGAGAACCAATCTTGCACCATGCATCGGCGCGCGCGGAAATAGTAGGCATAGACGGGTCTTTGAAGTACGCTTGAACAGCCTTTTGTTCGGGTGTGAGCTTATCGAGCGTTGTGTTGTCCTGTATTGCCATCATCATGCGCGCCACATTCTCAAGCACGCAAGCATTAGCAAGGTTAGAGTCTTGAACGTCTAGTATCAAAGGGTCATTAGCCGCACCAAGCGCATCAGATGAGGTGTAATTATTCCCAAGAACACCAAGCTGGGAAAGCGGAACACACGCACATCCGCTAAAGCGTTGAGCATCGTTTTCAAACACACGGGTAAAGTTTTCTGCTTGTGCTGGTGAGAACTGCCCAACTTGAGGCACATCTCCATCATCATCTTTTGTAATGGATAAATACGCGCCAATGTATGCTTGTATTTTCTTTGCAGGGGAAGCAGTGTATATATCGTCTCCATCTTCGTCTTTTTGGCCTGTTTTAACGCCAAAGAGGTCTTGAAAAGCACCCAGAACATACCTTTGCGGAAACGTAAAGAACTCTGCTCCTACTTCCATACGTTCAACATCGCGCATTGCCTTATCAACAATTCCTAAAAGTTCAGGAGATAACAAAGAATGCCCAAGCGGTCGGTCAACGTCTGCATCGTGGACGAACACATCCATCATAGGAATACCTAAAGGATTGGGCTCTACCGATACATCCCAAATATCTTTATGTTCTAGTGTGTGACGCTCAATAACTAAAACTGCATCGGGGAAGTGGGCTACATAGCGAGATGCTTTGCCTTTTATATCGGTATCTGCTAACACAATACCTGCGCCAACTCTGTTTTCGTCTTTATCCCAAATACAGCAGAACTGATTAGCCGAGTACACGCGAACACGTACGGGGTCATCGGCGCTTGTTCCTGCCATAACAGTGATAGCTGAAACACCGTGAACCAAACTCATGGTATAAGCTTGCTTGTAGAGCGTCTTAAGCTTATTTCTTGATACAAGGGCATCTAAAGTATCGTCTTTAGTACCTGAAAACACGAAGCCATCGAAGATAGAGCGCACAGCTCTAACCTTTACGGCTTTATGACACCAACCAACACAACAATTAAACGTCCTAAATTGCTCTGGTATTGCAACGTTTAGTTCTTTTACTGCCTGGTGAAGGTTGTAATACTCGCTTAGGGTATGGTTTCGCTGTCTTACTGCTTGCCAACGCGAAAAAAGCTCCTGAATACCACTTTGGTATTTATCGGGAATAACTTTTAAGTCTGGAATCGGTAAATTTGTTGATTGGACATAACTCATAATAAGACCTGCTTTCGCTTAGGATTTCTTTTCGTTGTTTTCACTACAAACACAGCCATTGCGGCCGCTTCAATAGCAATGGAAGAAGCAGCGTCTGTTGAGCCAAAACTCCAACCTCCGTTTTGTCCTATGCTTCTTTTGGTACACCCCAGTGCGCTTGCATACAGCGTTTTTTGATGAGTATGTTTAATCGTTGTGTCTTTTAGGCCAGAGATAAGCGTTACTGCAGCACCTATAACATCGCGTGCGTTTGGTCTCATTACATACCCTCGTTTAACACCTGCGTCTACCAAGTCATTCACAAGCGCCTCTGCGCCTGCTTGCCCGTCGATAGAAACACATGCAACACTTCTTTGCCTATCTGCTAACTTTTGCGCAAGCTCGCGCGTACCTTGAGCTGTTGAGTCTACTGCAATTAGCTCAAAGGCAATTTCATGGTGTTTATTCATCTTTGCGCCTGCAAGTGCGTATTGGGAACCATCTACGCTGAATTTAACAGCCAGTGCCGTCTTGTATCGGTATTTGTCGCCTATGCTCTCAATAGTAGAGGCTTCCCATAGCTGCTTGGGTATTGCTGCATTGTTTGCAGATACATCTTCCCAATAGCCAAGAGCCTCTCTACAAAATCCTTTAAGGGATGAGCTTGTAAAAGCCTCTCGGCCAAACTCAAAAGATAGACGCTTACCAAGCGCTGGATTAGTAAGATAGAGTTCTTCAGTGAGTTCATCGTAGCTAACATCCTTTTTAGGTAGTGCCTCTATGCTCCACTCATGCCAAGAAGAATGAGGCGTTGGATGCTCTAAAATACGCTTTCTCATACGAGGAAATACTTCTGCGTATACCTTTTCAGGGTCAGGAGGCGTTCCTGTGTAAATCATTGCACGGTCTGTTTCAGAGGCTCCAAGAGTAAACAAAAGCGCTTCTACTTGCTCATCTAGTAGCTCTTGTGCCTCGTCGAACACCACAAGCGAGATCTTATCAAAACCACGAGCAGCACTACGCGAGCGCGCGGAGTACTCAATTGATGCACCGTTTGTAAGAAATATTCCTTCTTCACCGTTAGTTGAGCGTACCGTTTCTACAAATGCACAGATTTCGGGGTGGTCGGTGTTAGTAAATGCTTGTTTTAAGCGCTTAAATGCACGCTTACATGTTTTTACTTGGTGCGCGGTATGTAAGATATGCGTATTTGGGTCAGTTAAAAGTAGATAGAACTCAAGAGCCTCAATGCATCCGTTTTTACCGTTTTGACGCGGTACAGATAGCCCTGCTGTAATGGTTGCAAGGTGACCATCTTTATCACGACCAAGCCAATCTTTTAATATGTTCTCTTGCCAGTCATCAGGAGTAAACCAGTATTCACTGCACAGTTTGGCCGCGTCTTTGCCATCTTGGGTGTCCACAATACTTGGAGGAGTCACTCTAATACGCGGAATCTGAGAACCGATGCGTTTTTTAGATTGAGGCATGCTTTCTCTCTTGTCTTCGAGTTTGTACAAGCTTGAGAACAGAACTTGTCTTACCTTGAGCGGGAGTGGCGACTACATCTCTTCCATCTGCAATGCCCAGCTGCTTATTGAGCGCGCGTATTTCTGCACTTGCTTGCTTCATTACACCAATTTGCGGCAAAGGTTTGTAATCGCCTATCTTGTTTTCGTAAGCGACCGAACCCTCTGCTTCGCTGATATCGGTAATACAGCGCTCAAGCACGGCATACCACTGAACAAGCATGGTAAGCGTTGGGATGTCTACGGTCGTAAACGCGCGGCCTTTGACAAGCTCATCCCATTTCTTTGCTTTCCATTCGTCTGCCTTTATGCTCTCAGGCTTTTTAAGACCTGTTGATTTTTTACTTGCCATGGTGTTTTCCTAATAAAAAAGCCACCTATAAGGCGGCTTCTTCGTTGTTGATTTTGAAAATACGTGTTAGATGAGCTTTTGTGTGCTTCGTATCGTACACGTTACTTTAAGACGCGGAAATACCTTGTCGCAATTAGGGCAACGTGCGACTTTACCATACATTGCAATATAGGATATATCGCCTGTGCGTTCATAACATCTATTGCATATAGGGTGTTTTGCGTCTATCCCGCTTTTAGGGTCAATGTACCAAGCACCGTTCCTAAAAATGAGCGCTTGTTTACGCGCATAAAGCTCTTTGTATTCGTCTCGCTCTTTTTTCACGTCAGCTAATTCGTCTTGCAATTTTCCAACCTCACGATAAAACTCAATTGCTTTGAGTTCAACATCAAGGCTTCCTGCTAGCTTTATCGCTTGCATAAGACTATTAAACAGCTTTGGTATCTCCATGCTTTTCTCTCATCAACCGTAAATCTTCTTGAGTAATCTTTTCTTTAAGATTATCAATCTCTTTGTGCGTATTTGCAAGCTCAACCAACGCGCTTGCAGTCTGCGCTACCAACTTTAAGAAATGCACGTCATTACTATCGCGTAAGTACCATAGGATTTTGATATCTTGGCTGGTCATTATGTTCTCCTGTAATAAAAAACCGCCATAAAGGCGGTTTAATGAATTTGGGGTTTGCAGATGATGAAAAAGAACGGCTTCTTATTTTACTTTGCCTTTTCGGAGCCTTTTCCCGAGCTCTGTAATTACAGCAATGTAATTATAAGCTTCCCCGGTCTTTTTCTCTATCGCAACAAGATTCGCACTTGATATCTGTTCTACGGGAGTGTCATAAGAAAAAACATAATAATCACGGTACTCA